GTTACCGCGCGCCGGTTCGATTCCGGCGAATAGCGCCGCCGTGATGTGAACGGGCGGCTTTGAGAGCCAATAGGAGCGGAGCGCATTGAACCGGGGCAGCGTCACGAATTCGTCGATGTATTCCCACGTCCAGCCGGTAGCCGTGATGATGGTGGCGTATTCGGTGTCCCAATCGACTTCGCTTAACCCCCCGGTTTCAGCTCCCCCGGCGTTACCTTTTTAAGCCCCGATGCTCCCATGATGGCATTGACGCAATCCGGCAAATTGCCTGCGTCGATGAGCGATTCGACTTCATCGCGTGTGATTTCTGGATAATTTCGCCGCAACGATTCGAATACGCTGTCAATGTTCAAAGCGTAATATTCCGAATCGACGTCTATTCCCTCGGCCGCTTTTTTCTGTAGTTCCTTCGTCTTTGCCTGCGATTCGCGTATCAAGCGCAGCCCTAGCGGCGCGAGCACGAAATCAATTCCGCCGAGGTTCATCGCCACGCCGGGAATATTCCCCGGTCGTGGCGCGTATTTGCCGTTACCGCTTTCGTTGCTCACGGCTATTCGCTCTCGGACAGGTATTGCACGACGTTATTGCTGTCGGCAAACGCCGCGATCTCGAAATCGGGAATGACGAAATCGTCATTCTTGAAGTCCATCGACAGTTTCGTCGCCACGCAAGCCGGGAACTTGCGCCAGACCGAACGCCCGCGGCGCGTGTTGAAAAACTGCGCCGAGAATACCGGAACCTGTCCCATGGGAATGTTATTGATCTGTAGCAGCTTCCCGGTGCCGGGGTTCGTCGCATTGCTGTACTCGTAATTGATGAACACGATTTTTCCGACGTCGATGTCGCTGAAAGAGTAAGTCGCGCCGGTCAGCGCATATTGGCCCGATGTGGGCGAGCTCGCGACGCGTATATACGGCACGCCGTTGCCATCCTGCACGCCCAAGTCGGCGACATAGGTACTAGTGCCACCGGTCGGCGCGGTTGGCGTGATGTGGATCGACGTTGCCCCGGCGCCGGTCGGGATCGCCGTGCCTACTGAATCGGCGAGCACGGCATGATAAGCGGCCGTCAGCGTTTGCCCGTAGTAGATCGTGTTGAAAAGCTCGGCCGAGAATTGCGCCTGTTTGCACTTTATCATCAGCTTTGCTTTGCCGCGGCCGATGTCGACGGGGTACTGATTCGCCCCGTAAAGTTCCTTGATGTCGGCCGTATCGTCGATGGTAACGTCCTGCACGATTCCGAATTGCACCGGCGACGGAACGGCGATTGCGGCGCCGCTCGCGTCAAACGTCGGGGTCGCGAAAAGCACTCCTGCACCAAAAAAGTCGATTGCCATGATCTAGCCCTTTCGTGCCGGTCGTTCCGGCGGTTCGTGGTTGCCTATCGTGTAAACGTAGCCGCCCGCCGCTACGCGCTCTTTCTTGATCGTGATGCCGCCTTCGCCGCACAGCGTCGCGAGCCGCTGCAATGCGATGTAGATTGCCGCCCCTGCCGCGCCTGGTATTGGTATCCTCGGCCCGTGGTCATCGCCGTCCCTCATGGTATTAGGATCGTCAACGGCACGACGAAAATGCTTTTCTCCTGCAACAAGGCGTCGGCAATCTCTACGTCGCCCTCGATGTAGACGTGCTCGACCAAGCCGCCCAACGTCTGCGTATTGCCGGGATTGTTGACCGTCGTCAACACGTCGTCGATCACGTCCATGAGCGCATTGATCCCGGTCGCGTTGAAATTCTGATTCGGCGCAGCGTTGTATTGGTAGCACAGGAAATGCGCCATTAGCGTCCGTTTGGGCGAAATGCCCTTGCCGGGGCGTTGCCATGTCTCGCGCTTTTGCAGCATGAACAAGGCGGGCATTTCCTCCGCTGACACGTCCTCGAAATGGCGCGTACTGCGCGACGTCGTGGCGAACACGGCGGCGATGCGGGGATCGAAGGAGACAATCTGCCATAGGGCGGAATAAATAGGCTCGCGGGTTGCCACGGGTCACGCCTTTAGCGTCCGCTGCGCGGTGTCGACCAGCACCCGCTGCAACCGCTCAACAATCTCGGCGCGCATTTCCTGCAACGCGGGCGCGAGGAACGGCCGGGCGGCGACTTGTTTGGTCCCCGGCGGATGCTTCGCGATGTAAGTTTCGAGCGCCTTGCCCATGAGCGTGCGCGGGCCGCCTCGAGCGCCGGCGCCGACGCGACGGGCGAACCCGTATTCCCACGCTGCCCCATACTCGACATTGGTCCCGACATAGGCGTAGGAGGTCGTTGGCGTCGATTCGAAGCGGCTGCGGCTGTCTGCCCCGCCCTGGGTGATTGAACGCAACAGGCGGCCGGTTTTGACCCCTAGCCGCTGCGGGCGCGGGCCGCGCAACCAATCCCGCTGCACCCGCAATTGCAGCGCGTAGCCGAGCGCCTTTACCTCACCGTCAAGAGCCGACTTGACGGCCGCCGGCATCGCCTGGAATTTAGCGATCATTTCCTTGTCGCCGACGAGGTAGCCGGAAATCAAAGGGCGTCCTTCGACGGTTTTTTCGTCATCTGTCACCTCGTAGGAGGTTGCGTTTGCGGTCCCGGCACAAGCGTGCCCGGAGCCGCCGGAACGTAGATCACTTGCGGCGACGCTGGCGTCGAACTTGACGCATGGCCGACCACGAACGAATAACCCTGCACGATGACAGTCGCGACCGCAATCGCTATCGCCCATGTCGCCCGACTGTCGCCCTTTGTGTCCTTGCTGCCCAATGCTTCGCCTTCCTTCAAGTCGAGCCTGTGCGAAATGCCATCGAGGCGGGCAGTAAAACCGGAGTGCGACACGGTGTCCTGCTTGCCATGATCGTCTATTTTCTGTACCAGCGAATCGTAATGCGCCACGGCCTCCGCCCTCGGCATCAGCAGTTTCGCGGCGTCATCGAGCGCACCGCGCAATTCATTGACCCCTTCGAACCTCCGTTCAATTGCAACCTCCTGTTTTACGATAGCCTGCTGCTGGTCGTTGAATCGCTGCTCATATCGTTTATCGGCCTCCTCTATCTTCGTCAGTACATAGACGCGGAGGGTTTCAATCGTCCAACCATTTTCATGGTCGGTCATCCTTTAGAGTCGGCCCATTAAGAACAAGATCAGCACGACGACAAGCACGACCCCGAGAATTCCGCTCGGGCCGTAGCCCCACGAAGTAGAGTGCGGCCATGTCGGAAACGCGCCGACGAGTAGCAGGATCAGGACGATGATTAGGACAACGCCGAGTGGGCTCATGGGTTCCTCAGTGCATTAGCGGCGCGCCGCGGTAGAGCAATTCGACCAGCGCCCAAATGAACAGACCGCACCATCCAAACGAAAGCCGCGTCGGTTCCGGCGCGAGCTTGAACGCTGCCAGACCGAGCAGGACGACCGCGAGCACCATCAGAATCAGGGGAATGGTTGCCATATTTCCTCCGTCAGTAGATCGGCGCGACGTTGCGATACTGATTAAGCACCCCCTGCGCGCGCGCGGTGATGCCTTGATTCGTGAAGGTAATGGATTGCCCCTCTATCGCTTCGGACAGTTTGCCGATCCTGTCTTTGTATTTGAACCAATCGCCAATCATGTCGACGGCGGCTTGCTCGACATCCGCCGGAACGTAGCCGTATGAAAGCAGCACCGCCGACCCCGCGTCGAGCGCGTTGAATGTGTACACGCTGCCGTCGACCGAGTATTGCCCCTGGTTGGGCGATGATGCGACCGCGACAAGCGGCGTCCCATCGGCATACGTCACGCCCCTGTCGCCGGCCGACCAATGCGCGAGCGTGGTGAGCGTGTACGGCGCCACAAGCGGCACGGTCTGTGCCTCATTCGAAACGAGAAAACCGGCGGCGTATCCGAGCGCCACATTCTGAAAGCCGCGGCAGAACGTGTAACCCGACAGCATCACATGCACGTCGTCGAAAACGTAGCCGTACCAGTTGCCCGCCGTGACCGTCGGCGCAAACGGGACGCGCGCGATAATCGGGATGCCGTTAACCGCAACCGATGCAACCGACGTCACCGGGTAATTGCGAAACATCATCGTCGGCCGCCCGAGCCCGTCGCGTGTTTCCAGATAATCGAGGTTGCGAATCGTGCGATTGAGCCACGATTGAATGTAGACCGATACCGCCGTGATGAGCCGCTCTAACAACGGATCGGTGACGCTCGCGAAGCCGCCCGACACATACGCGCCGAACAACGTCGAGTCGACCGGAACCGAGAACGTGAACAGCGGCGACGCGGTCAGCACCGTCACCGGCAACGTCTGCCCGTTGAGTTCCGTCATGCCGACGATATCCGAAAATTGCACCGGCAAACCCGTAATCAGCCCCGTCCCCTGCGCGAGCGTGACGACGGCCGGGTTCGCATTGGTAATGCCGGCGATAGCCGACGCGCCCAAGTTGAGCCATTGCTTGACGTTCGCGAGAGTTGTCAGGTCGCCCGGTTGCACTTTGCTTTTCTCATAAAATTATGTGATTCGAAACTCCCGGCGACGCCAAGGGGAGTTGGGGGATCGCCGCCGGGAATCTCACGAGGTTGGACCCCCGCTTTACGACTTGATGCCCGTGATGACGCCAAACGCGGGCGGGAAATACATTTGCAGCACGGCGTCGAAGTACACGCCAAGCGTCCGCTGCAACGTCACGACCGGCCAATCCACTTGCCAGTAATCGCGACGGCAAAGCTTGCGAATCAGATTCGGCACGTTCGACAGCGGATAGGGGTTCGTCCGACTGTAGAAAATCATCGTGCCGGCCGGGATGAACGGGTGCGCGTGGACTTCAAGCTGCGCGTTGCCGTATCCGACCTTATTGTTGTAGACCTTGAATTGCACCGCAGCCGCCAGACCGTCCTCGCTCGCGCCCGACATGATGAACGGCGCAAGGTTGGTGTTTCCGGTCATGATCGTTGCGGAGATTGCCGATTGATCCGTCGGGCTACAGAAAATGTCCGTCGGGACGAGCCGGTAATTCGCGATCCGGTCAGCGATCAGCGTGTCGATTTCGGCGATGCCGCCCGAACCCGACCCCGCCGTCGTCAGCGCGGCGCCGCCCAAATCCTTGACGTACGCGCCAGAGCCGGCCGTCAGGATTTGCGTGAGGATGCCGTCGTAGTTGAGCGAGAAGGTCGACGTATCCGTCGCCGGCAGCGCGGACGCTTGCTGTCCCGTGCTGTTGGTGTTGGACAGGAACGCCGTCGGGTAGCCGGTGATCTTGACGAGCCGCTCCGTTCCCGCGGTCGCGCCCAAATACCATGCGTAGCCGATGGCGCCATTGATCGCCGTCACCGCGGCATTGATGCCCTGCACCGCCGTACCGGCCGACAGCGTGACCGCCGAGCTCGCCGCGGACTGAATGCCGCTGAAGCCTTGCACGTTGTCCGTCGAGCCGTCGGCATTGGTGCGGACGTACGGCAGCGCAACCGCGCCGCCGGACAGCGCACCCGCGCCCGATACCGTCGGCGCAACGCTGTTCACCATGCCGAGGTAGGTCAGCGGGACAACGATGATGCTGTAGGTCGTGCCGTCCGACAGCTTGCCGCCCGTCGTCGCAGCCGAGCCCGTCGGGGTTGCCGCCGTGCCCAACAGGATCGACGAATTGCCGCCGATGTCCAGCTTTTCCTCCTGCTCCATCGTGCCTTGCAGCGTGGTCGTCGCAGCGAGCGCCATCAGGTCCTGGAACGTGACCGCCGCGAGGTAGGCTTGCTCGGTGACGTAGTTGTCCATGCCGCTCGTTTTGAACGACGCGAACTTGTCGACGACCGTCTGACCCATGAACCCGCCGCGATGGCCTTCCGACAATCCGATGTTCAGGTTGCCGGGGTTGACCGCCGTCAGCGCACGCCAATTCGCCTGGATACCCACACCGCCGGTCAGACGCGGAATCATGTTGCGGAAAATCGTCGTGATCGGGTAGAGCAAGCGCGCGCCTTGCTCCAGGTCGTATTGCGCGAGGCCCGACGTCGCCGAGCCCGGTTGCACGAATGCCTTCAGCACTTCCGGCGCCAGCGGCGTCGAAACGGAATCGCGAATGAGCGCGATGGCCTCATTCGGGTCGACGCCCTCTTTCCAATTGATGCCCGCGCCCTTGAACATTTGGGACACGTTATGGCTAATCATCGTCTTTTCCATGATTCGAATTCCTGTCCGGTATTGCGTGTTAGGTTGGGGATTATTGGGATGCGCTCGCGCGCGCCTGTGCTTCCAGCCGACGTGCTTTCATTACGCGGCTGCTGTAGTAGTCGACGGTGCCATCAGCGTTCTTGATGAGCGGATCGGTGGGCAACAGTTCGACGGTGTCGGGATTGACAACTTTCGGCGTATTCTTTTCCTGATCCTGTTCCTTCGTGACGCTTTTCAGCATGCGAAGCGTGACGGTTGACAGCATCGGCTGCGATTCCAGCTTTTTGATTCTTTCCAGCGCGTCGGCCAATTGCTTGGCAACGTCGCCGCCGTCAACCTTCGTCAGTTCCGATTTGTGCGATTTGTCGCTGTCGTTGTCGCAATCCGCGCCCATGCCTACGGCGTGATCGTGAATCGCCTGGATTTTGTCCATGTGCGCCTGCGTCATGCGCGCTTTGCCGACGATTGCGGCGCGCAAATCATCCGTCGTTTTCGCTGCCGCGCGTTCCTCGTCACTCAGCACGCCTTCGCTGACCTTTAACAGATCGACGATTGTCGCCGCATCCGTCGCGCGCTTTTTGAGGTCCGCGCAATGCGCTGCGGATTCGATTGCATCGACGAGCGACGAATCGACAATTTTCCAAGTGTCGGGGATTTGATCTTCGGCCCCGAGCGCCTTCGCACGACTCTTGATGTGCGCGCGCGCTGCGGCCGGGTCTTTGGCGTTGCCGGCGAGTCTGATCGCGTTATGCAAATCAGCTACTGATTTGATCGGAAACGAACCATCCGGCATGGCCGCGCCGCTGTCGGCTGCCTTGTCGCGTTCCTCTTGCGAGAAGTCGCGCTTTAGAAGCGCAACGGCATCCGCTACGCTCTTGCCGGAAACGCGCAACAGGTCAGCGAAGGCGGCGACATCCTCATCCGTCCCGGTGACGTCGAGCGCGGGCGGCCGAAACGCTTTCGTTTCCGCCGAGCCGTCGAGCTTGATGACTTGGAAAAACGTCGAGGTCGGCACGCACGGGTTATCGACGAGCGAGATTTCCGCCGGGTCTGCCGTGTATCGCTTGACATCCTTGTCCGCGACCTTTTCGGTTTTGCGGTCGCCGACGTATTTTCCGCCGATGCTGAACCCCGTATAGACGCCTTCCAGCACCTTTGCCCATTCCGCATCGTCGACGACCTTCGCCTCGATGTCGATGGCCTTGTGCGCGTCCTCGAAATTGATCCCGGTCAGCTTGCCGGCCGCGACCTTGCCGTGCATGGCGCGCAGATTTCCGAGCGACTTCCCGTCCGTCGCGTCGGAGAACGACTTGCTCCACGCTTCGAAATAGGGTTTTGATGTCGCATAGTCGAAAATTTCGTCCGACTTGTCGACGACTTCCTCGATTGCGCGGCCGATGACCGTGCGGCGCGCTTCGTCCACCTTCATCAATCGCGCAAAAATGTTCATTGTGTTCCCTCGTTTTCTGCCGCTACTGCCGCGGCTGGCATGTCAAAGTCGACCACTGGTGCAATCGCACAGCGGCAATTCGGATGCACGGGCGGCGCATCATCGCCGCTCGGGAAATCTTCGTCCAAGCCGATTACGCCAGCGTCGGCGTTCGCTTCGCATTCCTCACTGACCAAATCATCCTCGGCGGTGAGCCACAGTTTTCCTTCGACCACGCCGGAAGCTTTGTAACCCTCTAGCGCGCCCTGGCTCGCGGCGAAGTTCGTTTCGGTGCGCGCAATGGTCATCGCGCGATCCTTTGAGAACCCATAGCTTTCAGCAAACGCCGTCGCGAGACGGTCGTTCGACCAACCTTCGGCGATGGCCGTTTCGACGTCGGCGCGCATGAAGTCGCGCGTGCTGTCGGCGATTTGCCATTCCGCATTTGGATTCGGAACAAAGCCGCCGAGCTCGTTGCGACGCATGCCCACCAGCGCCGCAGAACGGTCGCGGGCGTAGGCGATGGCGCGCGCGTCAACGATTGCACGAACTTCCGGACGCGCCTCGACGTCAATTCCGACCTGAGCCAATGCAGCATAGGCTTGCTCCTTGGCGATCTCGTCCATGATGGGCTCGACGTCGCCGGCAAGAACCGTCCAACCGGCAAAGTCGACGGACGCGAGGATGGTTTCGATGGCGTTCAATTCCTCATCCGTCAATTCGGCTTTGCGAAGATGCCGCATCCGCAACAAGCCCACTTGCCGCGCCATTTCCTTCGGCTGCGATTCAAGGAAGGCGGCGACGGTGCGCGTCATGCGCGCGCGCAGTTTCGCGATCGCCGGCCGTTTCGCGCGCAGCGGGAGCAAGGTTTCGCGTTTTTGTAGGAGGATCATGCGGCGTCGAGCCAATCGTCGTCTAGCACATCGTCGACAAGCGCGATAAAGCGGTCGATTTCTCGCTGTTGCGCGCGCTGCCGCGTCATGGCCGACGTGAGCATTGCCGCGAGTTCTATCTGCGAAAGCCGCGCCGCCTCGAGCCGGGCCGCTACCAGTGCCGCGACCCGCTCATCCTCCAACCGCTGCAATTCCAGCGCCGCATCGAGTTCCGCGCCAATCCGCACATACTGCACGCGCGCGCGCTCGGCCTCGATAGCGGCGAGTGCAGCCTGTTCGATATCGGCGATGCGCTTGCTTTCGCGCTGCACCGCATCCCGTTCCGCGGCTACGGCGGCGAGGCGCGTGGCTTCCGCTCTTGCGCGCTCGGCCGCCGCTGCCAACGAAATCAGGTTGACTTGCGGTGCCTGCGGCACAATCGGGCGCCGCATCTCGGCCAGCAATGCCTCGATTTCCGCCGGCAACGGTTCCGGCTTGCGCTTCGGCTTGGCGACTGCACGGGTATGCAGATAGCGCAGAATCCACGGCGGCAGATCGCCCGTTCCGACCGCGGTCGCGATCTGGAATCCGTTTAGCTGGAATGCGCTCGCCTGGAACGCGGTGCGGCTTATCGTCACGATGCGTGCCCAATCGCGGTAAGCCCGCTTGTTCCCGCAGCGAAGCCATTCATAAAGCCGGCGCCGTTGACCCGCATCAGAGACGGCGCCGCCGACAACCCGCGCATGTACGGATCAAGATATACGGCAGCGGTTCCAGTGAGCGCGAGTCGCGATAGCACGTTGCCGGCGACGGCCGGCGTCACTGCCGCACCGCTGTCGCATTTCATGGAATTGGCGGTCCCGCTAAGACCGGTCCATGCCGATGTCCCGACGCCGGCGGCTTGCGCCTGCGCGGTTTGGAGTAGTGCTTTGCGGTCAGTGTAGAGCGTGCCGATACAAGAACTCGCGGTCGTTTTGACGACCCACTCTGACCATACTTGGTCATCATTGTATGCGGTCGCGCTGCCATCCCGTGCGATTTCAAGCCACGGGGTGACGGCGGTCAAAGCCGCGTTATAGACCGCCATCCACGGCGTGAAATAGGGTTTGTCGTAGGTGCCATTTACGCTCGTGCAAGTGAGCGAATATCTGTCGCCGGTTGCATCGTAACTCGCACCATCTGCCGTGATGTATGCGGTATTTTGTGCCACCGTATTGCCACGATAGTTGTAATGGAAAAAAGGAAAGCCAAGATTGCTGGCGCTATTGCTCGTGCAATCGTACCCGTAGACTTCTCCCGCCGCATCATTCGACAATGTCGCTTGTATCGTCGCCGTAGTGTTGAGTCTGCAATTGACAAGCGTTGCGATGTACCACGATGCGCCATCGGGGAAATAGGTGTTCGCGTTAGCGGAAAAGTCAGTGCCGTAAAAGAACATCGACGCCGACAGCGATACCGATTTTATGAGCGCGACAGGATGCGTTGCCCCGGCATCTATACTGCTGTCCTCGTCAAACCACAATCCGCGGCAAGTGATGCTCTGCCCGGTTGCAGCAAAAGAAAAATTGCAACTGCGCGTCCGAATCGCACTGTTGCCCGTGCTTGCGCTTGATCCGCCGATATTGAATAGGCATCCGGCGCCGGTTGAAATCAGGAACAGCGAGCAACTTTCTAGCGACGTGGCGGTATTGTCGCCAGCGCCAATTGCCATGACGGCGGTACTCGATCCGCTCCCGTTTTTGAACGAGAAGCCGAACCAACCGCCGCCATTAATGGTGAAGCCGCCGGTTGTCGTTGTGGCGACGGTTGCGCCAGCGGCGTAGGTTGTCGGCGGTTGGTTGGTAGTATCGCTCGTGGAGTAAAGCTGCACGCCGGCAGCTGGCGCATACGTCGTCGCACCGAGCCCCGTTTCATTAAACGCCGAATGTACATAAATCGTGTCATTCGCTGCAGCAAGCGTGATGGCTGTAGCCAAAGACGTGGCAGCCTTCGCCCATGTATCGTATGGCGAAGTATTGCTGCTGCCCGCTTTGACGTACAGGTTTGCCATTTTGGTTTACGGCACCCAAACAACCGAAACGAGCGTCATCGGTCCCGTGGGCGCAGCCGGCGCGGTCAGATCAGGAACGGGCGGCACGACAACGGCCAGAGCCGGCCCTTGCGCGGATTCATTACCCGCACCATCGACGAAAGAATGCGTGATTTGGATCGTCGCGTCGCCTGGATGCGTTAGCGTCACGCTGAATGCCTGTCCCGCTGCGGCGTCGACTTCCGCTACCTTCGCTCCGTCCTGATAGACGCGCGCCTTCGCGATGTCGGGTTCCGGTCCAGCGGTGCCGCTCAACACGATGTTATACATGGATCAACTCCAAGTAATCGAGGATTCCGACAGAGCATTGACAGGCTTCGCGGGTGCTGTCGTGTCCACCGCGTAGTCATAATCCATTGAGCCCATGCGGGCGAAATAAACGAAGTTGTCCATGTTCGCCGCCGATATGCCCCACGTTGTCGCGTAGCTGCGAAGCGTCGCCTCGGTCCATGATCCGATTTCCTCAATCGACGGATAACCGAGGCGTCCTTGCAGCGCGCAACCGTGCGTCAGGTACATGGGCGAGTTTTGGAACGCAACGCGGCCCGCGGTCCATTTCGTGTAGTCGGCATTCGAATCGGGGCCGACGTCGCCGGTTTGACGTTTCGTGATTTCGATGGCTTGATGCCCGCCGCCGCTGCCGACGAAGAAAATCCGCCCGTTGCCGACGCCTGGCGTCCACGCATACACCGGGCATTGAATGCGCGGAAGCGGGCCATTGCTCATGTATCCGGCGCCGGCCGGCGTGAACGGATAGCCGCGGTACGTCCCGTCCAATCCGAAACGGTAGTTGCGAAGCCAAACGCTCACGAAGATATCGTCTACCGGGCCGCATGTTCCCGCGTGGTCGACATCCATTCCGAGATCGTTGCACCCGCTCGACGTGCCGGCGAAGGCGAGATTCGGAATGTAGGCAATCGTCCGCACCGTGCGCGCGGTCAAATCGACTTCGCGCAGCGCATAGGTGTACCGCTCGCCGATGACGATGGTCCCCTTCGACGTGAAGCGCATCGTTTGCGGATACATCAGCGTCGCCGTGCCGAATGGCCCGTCTTTGACGTAGAGCGCGCGGATTTGGTCCGTTGCCATCGTCGCATCCGCGAGCCGGTACGGGATGCCGAGCGGGCCGTCGACGACGCCGATAGAACAGGAAACGACTTCCTCAGGGTTGCCGCCGTCAAGATCGCAGCGGCAAAGTGAGTGATTGCCAAAGTTGATCCAATACAGCTTACCGTCGGGGCCGAGCTCCATGTCGAACGGCTGATTGACGTAATCGGGCCATTGCTCATGCGTGAGGAATGGCACGACGTCGGCCTGCCCGGTGACGGTGCCCGCATCGGTGTAACCCTTCGGCGGAAATTGCGCGAGCGTGCGCTTTGCCGGATGCGCGGGCCATTGGTTGACGTAGTAAATGACGCCTTGCCCGTCGGGGCCGCCCATTGCATCGGGAATCCAAAGCTCTAGCCCGAATCGGTTGTTGATCGTGCCGTCTGCATTGCGGAAGGCTACCGCGCCGCCCCAAAGCTCGCGGAATCCCGCGCCCCAGGGCACGCGCGACCAATCGCCGACCATTTCCCATTGTTCCTCATACTTCGCGCGCTGTGCCGACGTGACGGCGCCTGCCGTGATGAGCGATGCCGTTTGCCGAAGCTGATGTTTTTTAGCGCGCCTACCGGCGAAGGTTCCCGATTCTCCCGGCTCGCCGGTGAATTGCGATTTACTCATGTCGACGCCAACGGGCGGCAGGAACGGCGAATCGAAAATCTTGAAGCCGACGCGCCCCTGCGATTCGATGAAATAGGAGCCTTTGCCGTCAAAGCGCATGATCGCCTTCGACACGAAGCCCAATTGCTCGACGCCGCGCGCGCCATCGCGCACGCCAATCGGTGGCGCCATCAAACCACCCTGCGTTGGCGGGTTGCCGAAGGTCGTTGCATCGGCATAGAAGTACTTTTGCCAACGCTCAACGCACACGTCGCCGGTCGGGAGCAAGCAAAATTCGGGATTCATGCCCGACTGATTTTCGCTGATGCGACGAATCCACAATTGCGAATCCGGCAACAGCGTCGAATACGGTTCGATGGTGCGCGCCTTCAACGGCCATCGTTTCGCTTCCGGCGGCGCGCCGGGGTATCGGGTCTGCGCGACTTGCATCGACCATGCTTGCTCAAGGTCGCGCCGATTGCTTGCGGTCCACGGCGTTTGCTGCGCCAGCGGCAGCGGCGAGCCGCTCGCGTTGACGAGGAAAGGTTTCGCCAGGATGATAGTTCCGGCCGGCGCGCCTTCGACGCTCGCGAGATAATGCCCGTCAGCGGGCATCGTGACGTTGAATGTGTAGCCGTTAGTCGTCGGCGTCACGAACGGGCTGACGGGCTGAAAATTCGGCGTGCCGTCGGCGTTGGTCGTCACGGCGGCGAGCAGGCGCATCGCAGGATAGACAGCGAGCGCGGCACTAAACGCCCACTTCCAGACGAAACTTCGCGTCGTGAAAAAGAACGCAATCGGTCGACGGTTGTATGTCGACTGTTCATTGCTTCCGGGCAGCGTAGGGACGAGGAAGGATGTCATGCGGTGTACGCGACGATGAGTTTCGCGGCCTTCAGTGCGGTGACGCTGTCGACGTTGAGGTATATGACGTCGCCGGCCGTAATACTTGTCGTCCATCCGGTGAGCGTCGAGCCTGTGTTTTTGTTGTTGGTCGCCGCGATGTTGGGCTTTGTCCCCGACGGAATGATCGTGTCCGCTACTGTCGGCGGATAATTCGCATATGTGTCCTTCCACAGATCGAATTGAATCGCGCCCGAGGTTGGCGTTGCCGCATCGCACGACAACACCGTCCACGATGTAATCGTGCCGGTGCGCGGACAACTGACGACCGCCGTCGCTTTTAATCCGGTTGTGATGACGTCGACTCCATTGCCGACCGAGAACGAAAGCTGAAACGACGCCGAGCCTGTCGCGCCAGTATTTCCCGTGTTCCCGGTGTTTCCTGTTTGCCCCGTAGCGCCTGTGTTTCCCGTGTTCCCAGCGCCCGTAGCGCCTGTGTTGCCCGTTTGTCCTGTTGCGCCAGTGCCACCTGTCCCGCCGGTGTTGCCTGCACCTGTCGGACCTGTCGCACCGGTGTTCGCGGTCTGCCCGGTTGCTCCCGTCCCGCCCGTGCCGCCGGTATTTCCCTGTGCGCCGGTTGCCCCCGTTGCGCCATTCGTCCCGGTGTTGCCTGTATTCCCTTGCGCTCCCGTCGGACCCGTCGAGCCGGTTTGCCCTGTGCTGCCGGTCGTGCCAGTAGAACCCGTCGACCCTGTCGGCCCTGCGGCGCCGGTTGCACCTGTCGCCCCGTTCGTTCCCGCGCCGGTGTTACCAGTACTCCCGGTACCGCCGGTTGCCCCGGTTCCGCCTGTGTTACCCGCTCCGGTGTTGCCTGTATTTCCCGTCCCGCCTGTTGCGCCTGTTGCGCCTGTATTGCCCGTCGCCGCGGTAACGGTCCCGCTGATGATGTGATCGGCGTTCCAATGCGATGGCAATACTTCGCCAGCTGCCGCAGCCGCTGGATCGTCTGCAATCGCCGATGTGAACGCATGCGTTACCTTGAGCGTCATTCGGATTTACGGATCGTTGTCGTCCGCGTTTCGCGAATCTTTGCGACCAGGTTTCCGTTTTCGTCGCGGTCATAGTCGATTGACCGCTCGCCACTGAAACCGTCAGCCCGCTTGCTTGGCGATTCGATCTTGACGTTGGTCGAGCCGACATCGACGAACACATCCGGCACTTCTATTTTGTTCGTGACGTTGGTCACGGGCGGCGCGGGCGCGGGCTTGGACGCGGCCAACGCTTGCGCCGCATCATCCTTCGCCTGTTGTTGATCGTCGGGCAGGATGGTCGCGTTTTGCGTCGCCGAAAATGTCGCCATGTCCATTTGATCGCGCAAGTCTGGCGCCATTGCCTCGTCCCCGAGCTTCTCGCGGATTTCGTCGGGATGGTAAATCTTCGCGGTGACGTATTGCACCGCGATGGTCGCGCGCGTGGCCTCGTCCGTCGCTTCGTCCTCTTTCCAGCGGAACACGATGTCGTTGTAGCCGAATTTCAGCGCAATGATCGTGTTGAGGAGGTTCGCAAACCATTCCAACCACGGCTCTAGCCCTTCCTGCGCGGCTTCGTCGTGGTGCGTCTTTTCCTGGCCGCGGTTCATCTGCTTTATGAACGGCATCGGATTGAGTCCGAGCGCAAAGCACATGATGCGGATCAACCATTGGTCGGTTTCGTCGGTCAGCGCCTTTTCCTTCGTGTCGAACGGCTTGACGCCCTCGGGAATGAACCTCTGC